GGATGCAATGCATCCTCCACACGCGGGTTGGGCGAGCAACCCTATAAAACGGCACGCCGTTTTGTAGTGTCGCTCACCGCCCATTTCGGTAGGCTAACTTAGGAAAGGTTGGAACCTCACCCGAATCCCCTACCTACTTCTTTTGACAAAGAAGCTCCGCCCCCCGTATTAATACGGGGGACACCACTTGAGTTTTATGCTGGCGCTCTTCGCTCGCCCTTGGCGTTCAAGATGCTTTTCATCAGCAAAAGGCTCATCGCCTTGCTTTAAAAAGAACTTAAGCAGGGCTCCATATCCGGAAACTCCGGACTTAGGTGCCAAGTACTTAGCAACGTATCCTCTTACGAGGGGACGGTGCAAAGTCCCGCACATCTTGCCCTCCCAGCATAGCGTGCAAACGCTATCATATTGGAAAGGAATCGATATACGACCTAAGAGTGGTGAAGTGGACTCACAAATCGGGAAGTAGGGAAGTACCTTCGAGATTTCTTCGTCCAGGTGCTTTGCAGTTTGCCACAACCCATTTGTGTAAAAGAGGTTGCGGAGAGCTACAATGCTTTCCACTTCTTCAACGTCCTTGCGTGACGACGGAAATACTCTGCGGACCTTGACAGGTGTAACGTCAATGCCATCATAGTAATCACCGCCGCAAGATTCACGGAATTTGCCATTCCAGAAACTCTTGCTCTTATTAACCTTGAAACCAAAAAGTTCAAGGCTAGAGATCACGCTACGCACATATTCTACAGGGATAATAATATCATCCCCATAGACGCGTACTTTATCACTAAGCGCGAGTACATCTCGCCTAGCAACTCGGCGATTAAGCACTTTTTCAATTCCGTGGTACACAACAGTAAGGAAAACCATTGCTTCCACGGGAAAGCAAAGTGCTGAACCCATAGACGCATACTTAAACAAAGAGATAACTCCGTGTTTAGGTACTAAGGCCTTTGACGACCGAGTAGCAAACAAAGCCTCTTTTAACAGAGGAAAGTTAACTACAAGGGAGTCTACATGCCTAATCGAGACACGATCGGAAGCTTCACTGAGATCCAGTGTTGCCAAGGAGCCCGTAAGGGATCCCCGTTGAGCCAGGAGCCGATTTGGCACCTGATCCTCAAAACCGATCTGATTCAAGACGACATTCGAACGGTTATTAAAACCGATCCGTTTGACTTCGAGAAGTTCAACGAGTTTCTGCGACACAGCTTGCTGCATGTATTGCATGCAGGTGGGCTCGATCGCAATGATTCTCGGTGTCTTGAGAGTCTTAGGAACCGTTATGACCTTTACAGGTCTTACGGCTCCGGGTTCAAGGAAATTAACGTCGGGAAGTCTCTCAGAGTAAAATCTGTGAGAAGGAAAAGCGTACTCCCCATAGGGAAATATCTTTTCCAATCCCAACGGCCATTCGAGCTGGTCAAACTTCGCATTTCCGCGGAGTCTGTCAGCCGTCGCCCCGGGCCCATGCTTAGGCATGAGTTTGCCTTCATAGAATGCATTTTCGAATTCCGTGAAGACATCGGAGTAAAGCAGAGCGGAAATCCTGGAGAAGGCATGAAAGTCTTCCTCAGAAAGTAACACATCCGCATCTTTAATTTCCTGTTCACACTCCATGTACTTACGTATCGCGCCTTCTTCCCGCTCTTGCGAGCAAGGAATAAGGATCTTAGAGAACATCAACGTAAGTTGACGAATCGCTAAGATGCAATCGATATTTGGGTACGGGAGTAAACGCCCAGTTAATGAATCGAACACCTGATTCAGGAAACCTCCTAGAAAAACAGGGAGGGGCCCTTGCCGCCTATGGAAACCATAGAAAGCATTGGAATCTATAAACCCAAGGTCTAGACTTCTCTCGAAGTCTTTTCCGAAGGCCGGAAGAGTGATTGTCAAAAACGACAATCCCTCATGTTCGATTCGACCAAGGACCGTTTTATAGTCCTTGGCAGCACTGGTGCGACATATGACTGCTAATTCATTAGCAGCCACTCTCCAGAGAACATCTAGGCTTTTCATGTATCTCCTATTAATATTAGGATGGTACATCCAGAGCCGTGATGGACCTGCTACAGACCTAAATCGTCCAAAAGACGATCTAGAGCTGCACCGCTGAGATTAGTTGCCAACAGTGAGTTGACAATGATCCTGGCGCAACACGTAACGCCCAGAGCGGAACTGAGTATCTCGCACAGAAGTGCGTGATATGGAAGAGGTTCCAAAGGATCTTCTTCCACCGAGTCGTCTTGCGACTCATCGGTCAGTTCTCTCCACCCAGAAGCTGGGTGATCTTGGCGCCCGACGAAGCAGTCAGGTAGGCCGCGAGGCCATCCACAACCTGCTTCTGTTCCGCGATGGTGTAACCCACCAACGGAACATCGATCACGAGGTAAGCACTCATAGAGTACTTAGAGTTGACACCGGAAAGAAACGGGTCAGCTCCAACCTTTGCGTGATCGAGACGGATCTGTCGGCGAATCCGATTCCCGTTTTGATGGGAAACAGACAGCTTGACAAGGGTGTCATCCTTCTGGAAGACACCTGTGTTGACTCCTGAGGAAATCCTCGGGAGTGAGTTCGCAATCGCATTAATGGTTACGGACTGCGGGTCGGCAAAAGCCACGGCAATTCTCCTTTAAGGGGATGGTTCATTAATGAGGAAGAACATAAAGTTCAACCCCATACCCCATCTTGGTTGGTAAATCCAGCCTAGTTGGCTGAACCAGCAATCATCTGCATTAAGCCAGGCTAAGCCCGAGAGCAATACAGATAGCGTACTGGCGATCAGTTAACTGACCGATAGTAGTACCAAAACCATACGGTGAGAGCTGCGGTACGCGTTTCTTACGGGCTATAAGGCTCATAAAATTCGCGGATACCGGGGTGTCGGAAATACCGCCACCCAGTTTGGTGTAGTTACACCAACCTCCAACACTGGTACGGACCTCTTGCGAGGCCATAACGTACCCATATTGACTCACCAAGCCATCTTGTGCTAGATTACTAACATTGGCAAACATATCACCAGTGTTAGTAAACCAGTCGATGGCCCAGCTCCACGGAGAGATGTTCCAAACGGTATCAGGCGTAAGCCTGACACCGAGTATCTTACCGGCTTGCGATTGCCAGTAAGACATTTTGGAACTAAAGTCAACCGGTTCAGGGATGTAATATTTGAATGCACCCTTGTACCATAGACTCGATGTGCTATATTGCACACCGTCTCCCGTGAAGAACCCGTGCGTCCAAGCAGAAGGAAAGGGATTAAATTCCCCTTTAGAAATCCTCTGCGTGAAAACGTCGGGAAAATGGTACGATCTACGAGTCTTGTGAGCAGCACCTTTACGGTACTGTTCCCAAATCTCAGCGGATGTATTTACGGCAGTAGCAAACTTCCGTAAGTCGGAAACCAATGGTTTCCAACCAAACTCAACATTAAGATATTCCCCACCGGCCTTTTGGGCGGTGCGGACTTTCTTTTTGAAGAGTGAGGATCCAATGATCGCTGGGAGGCCGTCTGCTTGCAACTCACCTAAAGCGGTGGGAAGCGAGTAGAACGGTGCGTTTGGAGCGCTACGAGCAAAAGCCGTAGAGCCCGCTACACGCATCTCAACATCGGAAGGGTGGGGACTGAGAGTTATTTCAGTCCCTGGCCAACCGAGTTTGGGACCACCGATGGAAATAGGGCCATCCCATTTATTGGACTTGACCTTAGTATGGGACCGAGACATATGACTTTTCGTCATAAGCCACGGACCACCGTCATCAATCTCCGTATTTAGCGGAAAGTGATTAAAGGTGACCATTGAGCCACCTTCGGTTTCCCATCCAAAACTTCCACCAACCCACGGCAAGACTTCGGCATCCCTCTTGAGATATGTATACTCAACAGGGTTTGTCCAAGTCTTGATCGCCATGAGCTAAATCTCCATTTTCTGTAATGTATGTTGTTTCAGTGCGGGAGCCCCCAAGGGGG